GAGGAGCGTGGGATAACGGCGTTCGTGGACAAGGCAGGCCGCGAGTGGTCACTGTCGTCATACGGCGAGATGGTAGCGCGTACCACGAGCCGTGAGGCGGTCAACGAGGGCATTGTCAACGAGGCTGCAGAGCTGGGCGAGGACCTGGTGGAAGTTAGCTCACACGCCGACCCGTGCGAGTTGTGCGCGCCGTGGGAAGGTGCTATACTGAGCTTGAGCGGCACCAGCAGCGAGTACCCGTCGCTGCAGGAGGCCGAGGCAGACGGGCTGTTTCACCCGAACTGCATACACAGCATGTCCGTCTACATACCGAAGTACGCAACCGCGTGAGCGAGATGCTCTCACGGATACGGGGCGGGATGCCCCCAGGAGGCCGTACCATGTCGAAGGACACTACGGACAAAGATGTAGCTGCTGGCGACGCGCAGCGAGATGCTGCGGCCACGCAGGACGCTCAGCAGTCGGCGAACGACGCAGGCGGGACGCCGGTGCCGTTCGACGAATGGCTGAAGGCGCAGCCGGAGGACGCTCAGAAGCGTATCTCAGAGAACGTGAGTGGGCTGAAGTCAGCGCTTGCGGCGGAGCGAGAGGCGAGCCGTGAGCGTGAGAAGGAGTTGCGCAAACTGGCAGACGCGGCTGAAAAAGGCAGTGAAGCGCAGAAGAAATTGGAGGCGCTCGCTGACCAGTTAGCCGAGTCTGACCGTCGTGCGGACTTCTACGAGGCAGCTCAGCGCGAGGGCGTGACGAACATGCGCCTGGCGTACACTGTGGCCGTGCAGGACGAGCTATTCGACCGGCGCGGCAATCCACAGTTCGATGAAATGCGCACAGCGTATCCGGAGCTGTTCGTGGCTCAGCAGGCAGCGCCTGCGGGTCACGCTGGGGCTGGTACACAGAAACCTCCCGCTACCAAGGTCAGTATGAACGATTTCATACGACGGGCGGCGGGACGGGCGTAAAGGGGCGACATCATGAGCTATACGGATTACATTGACCGAACGGGCGCGGCTCCGCTAATTCCGGTGGAGGTCTCCAAAGAGATACTCTCCGACCTGGCGGAGACGAACCTGCTTTTCCAGCTGGCACGGCGCATGCCGGACATCACGTCCAACAAGCTGCGTATGCCGGTGTTGAGCAGTCTGCCGACTGCATACTTTTTGGACGGCGACACTGACCACAAGCAGACCACGTCAGTGGAGTGGGCCAACAAGTTTATCACGGCTGAGGAGCTGGCCGTGATCGTGCCTGTCCCGATTGCTGTACTCGAGGACGCTGAGTACGACATTTGGGGCGAGATCCGGCCATTGCTGGTGGACGCGTTCAATATCGCGATCACCCAGGCTGTTCTTTACGGCACGAACATACCGACTTCATGGATTACTGATCTGGGTAACGCTGCGGGGATCGTGGCACTGGCCACGGCGCGCAATCATGTGGCTGCGCTCAGCGATTTCGAGGACATTTACGAAGCAATTATGGGCGAGGACGACAGCGACATCGGGCTGATCGGCCTGATCGAGGAGGATGGCTATCTCCCGAACGGCTACATCTCTCATGTGAGTGTTCGTTCGATGCTCCGCAATGCACGGACGGAGAAGGGTGACCTAATTTTCACGAGCCGGATGCAGGACGCCGTGAGCTATTACATCGACGGCGAGCCTATCTACTTCCCGCGCGACGGCAGCATCGACAAGACCGAGGCGCTGATGATTGCCGGTGACTGGACGAAGTTGCTCTACGCATTCCGGCAGGACATCAACTTCACCATTGACGGCAGCGCTGTTATCCAGGACGCTGCCGGCAACATTGTATTCAACGCGTTCCAGCAGGACGGCGTGGCGTTGCGCGCAGTGATGCGGCTCGGCTTTGCGTTGCCGAACCCCGTCACGTACATGAACCCGAACGATAGCACTCGCTGTCCGTTTGCGATACTGACTGCCGGAAACGGCGGATAGGGGGCGGCGCGATGGGGCTGTATCCGGCGAAAATCAGGCCCGAAGACCTTGGGCTGCCAACGGCCCGTAACGCGCGCGTGTGGTTTGTGGACACCGAGGGCGGTAGCGATACCGCCCCCGGCACCAACCCCCAGCGTGCGCTGAAGAGCGTCGCGGCGGCCTATGACCGTTGCGTAGCCGGCCGTAACGACGTAGTCGCGATGTGCGGGCGTGCTACGGGCGACACGCAGGCAGCCACACTGGTGTGGGACAAAGATTTCACGCACCTGGTGGGGCTGTCGGGTGATCTGCCTGGCACTGGGCAGCGTTGTCGCATTCTGGGAGGCGCTGACGTTGACCTGGCTACGGTTGCGGAGATAAAAGCGACTGGCTGTATCTTCCGCAATCTGCAGTTCTACAATGGCGCAGACAAGGCCGAGGACAGCGGCGCTGTGATTGTATCCGGTGCACGCTGTGAGTTCACGAACGTGATGTTTGCTGGCATGGGCCACGCTACTCCAGCGGCCCGTGCCGGTGCTTACAGTCTGAAGCTAGATAAAGCGGCAGAATGCTTCTTCCACAACTGCCACATTGGGTTGGATACCATTGTGCGCGGTGCTGCCAACGCCGAATTGGTCATGGCGGGGCCGGTGCTAAGGAATACGTTCCGTGGGTGCCGGTTTGTAAGTGCATCCGAAGAAGCCCGCAAAGTGCTTGTGGCACTGACCCCATCAGCCGGTGGTTCGGCTTTCAATTCATTCGAGGATTGCTTGTTTTATAACCAGTCCGAGAATTGGGCCAACACGCTGACTGATGCATTCAAGATAGTGGGTAACACGGGCACATATCATATCCGTCTGCGTGGCTGCCAGTTGATTGGTGTCACCGGATGGGCTGATGACACTGCACGCATCTACATAACCGACGCACAGCCGCACAATACGGCAGGGACAAGCACTACGCCGGTAGCGTAGTGAATATAAGGAGTGTGTACAATGGGCAAGTTGAAAGCCAGAGTGCTGCAGTATGACATTAGCAAACCATCTAGCACTGATGCTGGTGGGGTGCTATCCGTGCCCAACCCAGAGGGTGTGGACTTGATTATCACCGAGTGCATCATCAATGTGACCACGGCTGCAGCTGCTGACTGCAAGCTATCTGTCGGCACTCACGCTACTGCAAATGGTGATGACAATGCGCTATTCAGTGGGCAGAACACTACGGCGGTTGGTGCTTTGAAGAGTTCCGCTGCTGCAGTGTGGCCAGCTGGGGGCTTCCTGGTAGCCAAGACCGCTGCTGCATCCACGTCCATGGGGGGCACAGTCTATGTCAAGTACATCTATGCTTAGCGGAGGCCCGTCATGCCGCAGACCAGTCTGATTGACGCGGAAATTGCCGGTACAACGGCAAACAGCTACGTCACACTGGACGAGGCGGACGAGTACTTCGCCCGAGGGCTTCATGCTGCCGACTGGCAGTCACATGGCCGTGAGCAGCGTGAACGTGCTCTCATCTCCGCAACACAAATAGTGGAGCGACTGCGCCTGGCGGGGGCCAGATGGGATGCTACGCAGTCGCTCCATTTCCCCACCACCGACGATACTGGCGAAGACGGTTCGCCGTACATCCCCGTTCGTGTTGGTAGCGCGATCTGCGAACAGGCGCTGTGGTTGCTGCAACAGCAGTCTGCGCCGGAGCTGCTCGATCGCGCCACACTGCAGGCGCAAGGCGTCGTCAGTGTCAGCCTCGACGGTATCAGCGAGACGTACTCCGGCGACGGTGCTACGGACGGCCTGTGCGCGTCTGCACGCCAGCTGCTGGACGACTACACCACGGGGCGCGGAGGCCGTGTCCGGACGGTGACCGTGCAGCCGCGCTTCGCAGGGGCTGGTGAGTAATGCGTGTAGCGTTTGACGCTGCAAAGCACACTGCTCAGGCGCTCGCGCGCTGCCGTGACGTAGCGCAACGCGACATCATCCAGCAGGGCGCCGTTGATGAGTTCAAGCGCGCTCTGCTGGACATACAGCGCCGGTCGCAGCTGCAGACACCACGTGCCGAGGGCATACTACGGCGTTCGGCGACGACGCGCGTAGAGCAGCAGGGCAACAAGCTCCGTGGTCGTGTGACGTATGGCGGCATAGCGTCGCGATATGCCGAGATACAGCATGAGAGCGAGAGTTTCCGGCACACGCTGCCACTCGGCGTGAGCCGGACGCACAGGCTTGACGGGCGACCACGTGTGAGGCCGTTGCGTGGCTATCGTGGCGGCACCAGCCATTTTCTCTACGGCAGGCCCCATAGCGCGTGGGAGCGTGCGCGTGGCAGTGTGTTGCGAATGCTTGACCAGTCGGCGCGACGGTCGGCGCAGGCGCATCTGGAGGGGCGGTCATGAAGGCCACCACAGTGCGCTGGATACCTCCACGGGCTACGTCTGACCGTGACCCTCTGCGTAGCGAGGACACCACATTCACCGTTCAGGCGCATCTGTGGCAGCTGACCGGCGAGCGTATGGCGCTTGTGACTGGCGTGTTCACCACGCAGGTATGGAAGTGCCGATTTCGCGATACGTCGCGCACGCGTCCACAGATAGCTGCCGGGTGGCACGCCGAGGCCGATGGTCGGCGATTTACAGTAAACTCGGTAGTAGTCCGACCGAATGGCTTGTACGACATAACGATGGAGAGAGTGTAGCATGGCCAGTAGCATGGCGCGAGACTTCATACACTCGGAGGAGATAGGTAACGCCATCCTCGCCATACTGGAGGCGAACCTGCCGGCTACGTGGCTGGAGGCAGGCCATCCAGACGAGCTGCGCGTACTGTCGTTTGGCGACATGCATGAGTACGTAGCACGTGGCGCGAGTATCAGGGACGAGTGTCCGGCGATACTGGTCAAGCCGCTCGGCGTGACGCCGTTCAACGTGCAGGGCTTCGGTGGCATGGCGACCGTGGAGAGTTTCCGCATCATCATGGTGCGCACGTTCGCGCAGACCACTGATGATGACGGTGAGCTGATAGCGGCTGCGCGCGGCAGGGCACGCTATGCGAAGGCGCTCAACACTGCGCTGTTTCACAGTGAGCGACTGGGCAATCCAGAGCTGAGTACTGTTGACCAGGCGGCAGCGATACGACGTATCCGGTTCGTGGACTGGGACTATGACGCCGGCAACGGCGACACTGCTGCTATCATGGAGCTGAGCGCGGACGTGTGGGCAATCAGTGTAGATATAGGCGTGGAAGTGATAACGGGGCCGAGGAGTGATGACGGTGGCTGACGATAAACGCGAGAAGGCCAAGCCGGAGAAGGAGAAGCAGCAGTCGAACGTCGAGGCGTTCCGGCCGTTGCGTACGTTGCGGAGTGACGAGGAGGGCGCGAAATGAGCATGATACAGTTTTTCAACCAGGGCACGTCGGCGCAGACTGCCGTAGGCCGTTTGGTGCTCGGAGGCACGATGGAGACGCCACGTGATGTGCGTGAAATCTACGGCATTGGTGGTAAAAAGCTGGTGCGCCTCGGTTCGATGGAGGCTGCGGCTACAGGCGTGCAGATATGGTCACCGGATGTGACGTACATTGCCAAGTTTATCCGGTCGGCTGCAGGCGAGAAGGTTGCCAGCTTCCCTGATCACACT